GTGGTGGCGAGGTTTATCAAGTCAGAAGACTTGGTTGTACCGTATTACGCAGTCGATCTTCTGACTTCGCCACGAATTACCCACGTCATCCACATGACGGACAACGATCTGCGTAAATTGCAGCTCTCGGGGTTCTATCGTGACGTGGACATGGCCCCACCGTCCAATATTCAGCAGACGGAGGTGGAAGCAAAGATTGATGAGCTGGAAGGCAAGTCCCGAACCCTTAATGACGAGGAATACACCTTATTAGAGGTGCATGTAGAGCTCGATCTTGAAGGTTTCGAGGATCATGACCCGGAAGGCGAACCCACGGGCTTGGCGCTGCCGTATATCGTCACAATTTGCTTGGATACCAACCAAGTCCTGTCGATTCGGCAAAATTACGTCCAAACCGACCCGATGCGGAAGAAAATTGAGTATTTTTCGCATTACAAGTTCTTACCGGGGCTCGGATTCTACGGATTCGGCCTAATTCACATGATTGGCGGGGTGACCCGCTCGGTAACCGCTTTACTACGCCAATTAATCGACGCGGGAACGTTATCGAACCTTCCGGCTGGGTTTAAATCGCGTGGGCTCAATATTCAGCGCACCGACGACCCGTTACAGCCTGGAGAGTGGCGCGATGTGGATGCCGCGGGTGGAAACCTGCGAGATTCGTTTTTACCGCTCCCTTATAAAGAGCCGAGCGGCACATTGGCCAATTTGCTGGGCACTTTGGTCGAATCGGGGCAACGCTTCGCTTCGGTCATGGATCAGAACATTGGCGACGGTAATCAGAGTGCTCCGGTGGGTACCACGGTGGCTTTGCTCGAAAAAGGGCTCAAAGTCATCTCGGCCATCCACAAAAGGCTGCATTACGCGCAGCGCATCGAATTTAAGATCTTAAAACGTGTTTTTGGCGAAAGTTTACCTCCCGTTTACCCGTATCAGGTGCAGGGCGGCGAAGAGAACGTTTTTCAGGAAGATTTCGGCAATGACGTGGATGTGGTTCCGGTTTCGGACCCCAACATCTTTAGTTCGACGCAACGCATCATTTTGGCGCAAACCCAGCTTCAATTAGCTCAAAGTGCGCCGGAATTGCACAATATGAAGGAAGCGTACCGGAAAATGTATCTGGCGCTGAATATTCGCGATATTGACGAAATTTTGCTTCCAGATCAGCCGCCACCGATTCCGAAAGACCCGATTCAGGAAAATCAGGATGCGCTGATGAAAGCGCCGCTCAAAGCCTTCATGCCGCAAAATCATGACGCTCACATCGATGCACACGTTGCTTTTACGCAAAATCCGAGTGTTTCGGAGAATCAAGAGGCGGTGGGCGCGTTAAACGCTCATATCCAAGAACACGAGGCGCTGAAGTACCGAATTCAGGTTGAACAGATTTTGACGCAGCAAGGCGTGCAATTACCGCAACCGGGACCCGATGGGCAGTTACCACAGCTACCACCGGAGGCAGAGAGCCAGATTGCCATGGCGGCGGCGCAAGCCACGCAGGAAATCACCGGTCAGGAGCAGGCGCTGGCAGCGGCGATGGAGGACCCGGATCCGCAGCGGCAGATGTTCGAAGAGCAGATGCGGCTTGAGCGCGAGCAATTGGCGCAGAAAGAGATGTCTTCACAGCGGGATGCTGAAATTAAGCGTGAAAAGATCGATTCTGATGAACGGCGCGAAGATTTACGCACCGCGGCAGACTTGCAAGAAGCTGAGATGAAACATCAAGAAGAGGTCGATAAGAGCTTGATTGATCTCACAAAGATTGCACGCGAGGCGCGAGAAGAGTAAATATGCCAAAAGAAGAAAAGGGTAAGACGACATGAAGGATTGGAATAAGGAACTGACTGATTATCCCAAACCAGGAAAACAGCCTGAGGGGGTAAAGGTCGAGCCGATGAAAGCGTCCTCTAAAGGACTGGCTCAGGCCAAGACGGTTAAAGCCGGTACGGTGCTTCCCGGCGGCGGGAAAGAGACCAAGGTGAAAGGCAAAGGAGCCGCCACCAAAGGATTAATGTTTTATCGGTACATTTCGTAGCGAATGGATTTTATTCGATTTTCGGAGCACCTGTTGAAACGGGTCCGAGAAAGACAGGAGGTATTGAAGACGACTTTGGCATCAGGAAATGCCCAAGACTTTGATCAATATCGTTATATGGTCGGCCAAATTTCAGGGCTTAATTTTGCCGAACAAGAAATCGTAGCCCTGCACGCGACAACGGAAGAAGTAGATGACTGAAACTGTTCCAGAACGTGTCCTTAATTTTGGGGAGGGGAGCACCTTCACTGAAGAAGAAGATGCCATCACTCCAGACAATTTAGGGGATCACGCAAGTAAATTGCCCCGGCCTACGGGGTACAGGATGTTAATCCTGCCATTCAAGCCAAAGGCCACCACTAAAGGTGGAATTATGCTTGCCAAGCAGACGATGGAAAAAGAGCAATTAGCCACGATTGTGGGTTTGGTTGTATCTTTAGGCCCCGATGCTTACAAAGATCCGGACAAATTTGCCGAAGGCCCTTGGTGTCAAGAGGGTGATTGGGTGATATTTGGCCGCTACGCGGGGGCAAGGTTTCGCATTGAAGGAGGCGATATGCGTCTTTTAAATGATGACGAGATTCTTGCTGTCATTGATGACCCAGAAGAAATTCTGCACGGATAACATGGGGATCCGCCATGCCTAGTGAAAGTATTGAATTAGAACTACCGGAAGAAGAGGTGGATATCCACGAAGCCGATGTGCTTCAGGATCCTCCTTCAGACCGTAATCTTGTTACGGCTGCGGAGGAAGCGTCCACCACGGAAGACGGACCAGAACCTACTGAGCTTGATGAGTATAGTGAGACCGTTAAAAAACGGATTAATCGACTGACTTATCAGATGCGCGAAGCCGAGAGGCAGCGCGATGAAGCAGTAGACTATGCTCAACGGGTTCAGACTCAGAATTCAACGCTCCAAACCCGCTTGCGGTCTTCGGACGGCACGTTGGTTAAAGAATACGATAACCGAGTTAATTCTGAATTAGCTCGCGCTAAAGTTGCGTTGAAGGATGCTCAAGAACTTGGGGACAGTGAGGCTATAGCTCAAGCAACGGAAGCGATTGCGCGATCTGCAACTGAATCTGAAAATGTAAAACGGTTGCAAGCGCAGCAAGTACGGGCTCGACGTACCAATGTACGGACGCCCCGTGTTGCAGCACAGCAGCAGCCGCAACCGCAGCAGCCGCCTCCACCGGACCCCAAAGCCCAAGATTGGGCAGAACAGAATGATTGGTTTGGAACCGACCAAGCAATGACGTATGCCGCCTTTGGTATTCACCGAGATCTGGTTGAAGAGGGTCAAGACCCCACCAGTGATGGGTATTACACCGAAGTAGACAAACGTATCCGGGAATATTTCCCGCAGAAGTTTGGTCAAACTGAAAACGTGCAGCAGCGAGTCGCTGGTTCCAGTAGAGGAACTGGTGGTAAGCGGGCTACACGCTCCGTGAAACTTAATCCTTCTCAGGTTGCCATAGCCAAACGCTTAGGTGTGCCTTTAGAGGAATATGCACGTCATGTGGAAAATTAGGAGTTAAATATGTCAGATCGTCACTCCAGGTCTGCCGATTCACGAGAGAAAAGCTCTCGCCGTAAACCATGGCAACCGCCATCTATGTTAGACGCCCCTCAAGCACCTCCAGGATTTCAACATCGCTGGATTCGTGCTGAAGTCCGAGGTCACGATGACAAAGCGAACATGTCAAAACGTGTTCGTGAAGGATTCGAACTCGTAAGAGCAGAGGAATATCCCGATTTCGAAGCTCCTACGGTTGAGGACGGTAAGCATGCAGGCGTAATAGGTGTAGGCGGCTTGGTACTCGCACGTATTCCTGAAGAAACTGTCGATGAACGCATGGCCTACTTCCAATCTCAAACGGAAGATCAAATGCGCGGCGTAGATAATGATTACCTGCGAGAAAGTAATCCGGCGATGCCGTTGGGCACAGGGGATGTGCAACGAACATCAAAGGTGGAATTTGGCGGTCAGGCTCGTCCTGACGATTCTGAAACCTAATTGGCTTAAAAGAGGTTTGTAATGGCAAACACAAATGCGCCGGATGGGTTCACACCTGCATACAGTCTCTATGGAGGGACGATAAATGCAACTCGCCTTGAATTAGCTAGTGCTTACGACACCTTGATATGTAGTGGTGACGTAGTAAAACTTAATTCCGGACGGGTAGAACAAGCTGGAGCAACGGATACCCCTGTGGGGGTTTTTTACGGTGTGCAATACACCGCAACAACCGGGGCTGCAATTTGGGCTAATCAGTGGACCGCAGATACGGCAACGTTAGGAAGTGCCAACGCTATTGCCTATGTATATACAGATCCTGCGATTGTATATGAGGCACAGTTTACGGGCACACCTACTATAGCTGCTGTGGGTGCGAAACATACTTTATCAACAACTGCGGGCAGTACGCTTAATGGGCGTTCAAAAGAAGGCGTCACGACGACGACTTCTTCGGGAATTGCGTTGTGTGTAGGATTTGTTCAAGATCCTAGCAACTCAATTGGTCAGTATGCGCGAGCATTCTTCACCTTCCCAACTAGCGTCTTCGCGGTTTAAAGGAGAGTAATTAATGGCTATTAACCGAGCGCAACTCGTAAAAGAGCTTGTTCCGGGCCTGCATGCTCTCTTTGGACTTGAGTATGACAGGTACCCTAATGAGCATGAGGACATCTTCGATACGGAAAACTCGGAACGAGCGTACGAAGAAGAAGTTATGCTTACGGGCTTTGGCGAAGCTCCAGTGAAAGCGGAAGGCACCGCGGTCGTTTACGACACGGCGCAAGAAGCTTGGACGGCACGATATGTCAACGAGACTATCGCAATGGCATTTTCTCTAACCGAGGAAGCTATTGAGGATAATCTGTATGACACGTTGTCTTCCCGGTATACCCGTGCACTGGCACGATCCATGGTCCAAACGAAGCAAATCAAGGGAGCAAACATATTAAATAATGCGTTTGACTCTGGACTTGGTGGCGATGGCGTCTACCTCTGTAGTGCGTCTCACCCCACTGTTGGCAACGTTAATCTCAGTAATCTTCTCAGCACGGCTGCGGATTTGAATGAGACTTCGTTGGAACAGTCGTTGATTGATATTGCAGGCTTTAAGGATGAACGAGGACTGAGAATCAACGCTCAGGCCACGCGCATGATTATTCCGTCTGCACTGCAATTCGTTGCAGATCGTCTCTTGGAATCCCCCGGTCGTACAGGAACGGCGGATAACGACATTAACGCTTCGCGGAACATGGGAATGGTTCCGCAGGGTTATGCCGTTAACCACTTCCTTACGGATACCGATGCGTGGTTCTTGAAGACGGATGTACCCGATGGTCTGAAGCATTTCGTTCGCACGTCTGTGTCAACGAATATGGAAGGTGACTTCGAAACCGGAAATGTTCGTTACAAAGCTCGTGAACGGTACAGCTTTGGCTGGAGCGATTGGAGAGGAATCTTCGGTACTCCTGGGGCATAATGGGAAAAAGGGTGGTCTGCGAAGGCCACCCTCTTTTTCAGATTCTGGGAAAAACAGCCCTAGCGACTGACCCAGCAGACGCTTACGAAGACTCTAGGGCAAATCCTTTCGTAAGGAGGTAATAAAGTGGCTCAGACTACTTTTTCAGGTCCGGTTCGATCTCTTGGCGGTTTCATTAGCGCAGGCTCGACGAGTTTCGTTAGCTTGACGGCTGATACCACCAT